TAGAAGATGTAGTTGCTACAATCCCTGCAACTGTTTATGGTAAGACTGACTTAGTACTTTATGTAGGTACAGGTGTAGCTAAAGCTTATCAGCAATCACAAGCAGGTGGAGCATCTGGCGCTAATGGTTGGAACAACCAATTTAACGTTGGAGAGAAGCCTTACAACTTCAATGGTATCGAAATCGTATTATGTCCAGGTATGAGTGCATCTAAAATCGTTGCAGCTCAAAAATCTAACTTATTCTTCGGTACAGGCTTGATGTCTGATTTCAACGAAGTAAGAGTGTTAGACATGGCTAACATCGATGGTTCTCAAAACTATCGTGTTGTAATGAGATATACCGCTGGTACTCAATTCGGTATCGGTTCTGACATCGTTTACTACGGTGCATACTAATAACTAACTAATTAAGGGTGGGGAGTAATCCTCACCCAAATATTAACAAAACTAAAACATTAAAGATATGGCTTGTAATTTATCAGCTGGAAGAAACGAAGTTTGTAAAGAGTCGATTGGTGGACTTCAAGGAGTTTACTTTATCAACTTCACAACAGGTTCTTTCACTACGAATGGTAACGGAGAGGTAACAGCAGTTCCTTCCGGTTCTACTCTTTACTATTATGAATTAAAGGGTACAAGTGCATATACTGAAACTGTTAACTCATCTCGTGAAAATGGTACTACTTTCTTCTCACAAGAATTAGTATTAAACTTAAAAAAGTTAACAAACGAAATGACTACACAATTGAAGTTAATGGCTTATGGTAGACCTCAGGTTATCATATGGACTAATAACGGAGATGCATTGTTAGTTGGTAAAGAGCATGGTGCTGATTTGACAGCAGGAACTATCCAAACAGGAGCAGCAATGGGTGACCTTTATGGTTACTCTGCAACCTTCACAGGTATGGAGAAATTGCCAGCAGCATTTATATCAGGTTCGACAACAACTAGCGCATTAGGTGGTTTAACCGCTAACTACACTGTAGTTTACGGAACTAACTCTTAATTCAGTATAGCATTAAAATATTAAAGAGTACACTCTAACGGGTGTGCTCTTTTTTTGTTTTAACTATTTATGGATAAATCGATGTTATTATTAGATAAAGACAAGATAAATCATAGATAATGCTGGCTTACCATATATCTCAATCCAACGAATATACATTTAGAACACAACCTACATCAAGTAATCAATTTACAATGAGTTTGCAGGATATGTATCTATTGGATAATATCACTGCTTCATTGAGTGGAATAACTTATAATGGGTACGAATCGATTATAGCATTTACTGCTTCTATAAGCGGTGCAATAGTTGGTTCTGAATATAGAGCAACCTTAATTAATAGTGGCTCTACTGAACCTATTTGGAATGGTTCTATTCAGGTATACGCATCTGGAACAATTGATAAATCAGTTTACGAAAATCAAAATCAACAATATATCTCTCATCAATCGGAGAATAGATACATTATAATGGATTAATATGAAACAAACACAAAAATTTTCGATTGTAAATGTTAATAACAATCAGCTACCAATTATAACTGAAGATACAAAGACCAGATATGGATGGATTCCGTTTGGTGTTTATGGGCATGATGATTTCTTTGATGCTACTACAATGGCATACAATGTATCTACTACAAATTCAGCTTGTGTTGAAGGTATTGCTGATTTGATATTTGGTAAAGGTGTATATTCTAAAAATCCTGCATATGATAAAATATTGCAGAAGTTAATTCCGCAAGAAGAAACTAAGAGAGTATCATTTGATTTAAAATTATATGGAAATGCTGCATACCAAGTATATTGGAATGATGACCATACTAAGGTAATTAAATTTTACCACACACCTGTTCAATATCTAAGAGCAGAAAAAATTGGTTCATCTCCACGCATTGAGAACTACTACTATTGTGTAGATTGGAATGACCAAAGAAAGATTAAAGATAAAAAGAAGATTCCTGCATTCGGCACATCGAATGAGAAAATGGAAATCCTTTATATAAAGAACTATTGTCCAGGGTTATACTATTATTCTCTGCCTGATTGGGTAGCAGCAATGCAATTCTCAATTTCAGAAGGTGAGATATCTAACTTACATTTGAATAACATTACTAATGGATTCTTACCGGCAGTAATGATAAACTTTAATAATGGTGTACCGGCTCCTGAAGAAAGACAAACTATTGAAGATTTGGTTCAAGCTAAATTTACTGGCACAGATAACGCTGGACGTTTTATGTTATCTTTTAATGATGACCCAGCGACCAAACCTACAATTGATGCGATTAATATTGATAACCTACATGAGAAATATAACTATGTTGCTGAATATACGCAAGATAGAATCTTAGTTGCACATAGAGTAACATCTCCTTTATTGTTTGGTATTCGTACTGCTAATAACGGATTCTCTTCTCAATCAGAAGAAATGAAAACGGCTTTCTCTATTATGCAAACAATGACAATATCTCCATTCCAAAACCTTATCTTAAATACATTGGATATGGCTTTGACAGAAGGTGGATATGATGATACACAATTATATTTTGAGCAATTAACTCCTTTAGTAATTCTTTCACAAACTGCTGAAGAAACAGGTAAGACTGTAGCGCAAGTAGAAGATGAAACAAACGAATCATTAGAGAATCCTGCAATAACTGAAGATAGTGGAGATGAAACTGATTTTGAACCACTACCAAATAAAGCAGAAGATATGAGTGAAATAGATTTTATTAGAAGGGTAGGAACTCAATCAGCATTTTTTACAAAAGAATTTAATTAATAAACCATATGGCATACGCACTATTTATAACAAGAAACGATATCATTAAGAATACACCATTACAGGGTGCTATTGATGCAGATGCTCTATTACCATTTGTAAGAACTGCGCAGGATAAGTATTTAAAGAACGCTTTAGGTACTGTTCTATTCGAATTCCTACAAGCTGAAATAGAAGCAGGTACTGTTGGTAGTTTGTCTGTATATTATCAGGACTTATTGAATGACCATATTAAGAATACTCTTATTTGGTATTCATGCGTTGAGTATATTCCATTTAGTTCAGTACAATTCAAATCTAATGGTGCAGTAAAGCAGAAGAGTGAGCAAGGAGAAACACCATCTAAATCTGAAATAGATTATCTTAAACAACAGGCACAAACAAATGCTGATTACTACGTTTTAAGATTACAAAACTATTTGATTGCATATAGTAACCAAATACCACAATACTTACAATCAGTAGGAAATCAAACGCAGATTTACCCAGACCAATCGAATCAATATTTTGGTGGAATTCAATTATAATAAACTATGAGTCAAATCGTTCATAATTCAGGTACAAATTTCTCATTATACTATAATGTTTTAAATTATTTTAAAACAATAATGAGTAATCACCCATCTATTTCTGAAGTAACTCAAGGAGATATTACAAAGATAGATGTAGACCAATTCCCAGCTTATCCAATTGGTAATATAAACATTACTGAATCTAACTTTGGTACAAACATTACCAATTATACGATTGAGCTGACTGTTGCTGACAAGATTAAGAATAAGAATAACGAATCATCAGGAAGTGTTAACGCACAAACTATTCCATTCTATGGAGTAGATGATGTAGTAGATATACACGCAAATACTTTAGGTATCATAAACGATTTAACATCTTATACACAAAGAGGTGTGCAAGGGTTTGATATAAACGATGATATAACCTGCGTAGCATTCGCAGAAGAATACAATAATGGATTAGCCGGTTGGGTGGCCACATTTACACTCACCACCCACAACGATAGAAATCGTTGCCTTTTTTTTTTAATTAACCCTTCGGGCTCTGGCTACATAATCCAAGATTGCGATACGGGCACACAATACCGAGCTACTTTAAATGGTAGTGGTAGCGTTGGACAGGTATTCGCAAGTAAAACAACACCCAACTCATCAAGGGATATTACTACTTATTATGATTATAAGTGTTATACTATTGTTGATACATTCACAAATAATGATGAATATAACTTTGTGAATTTACCAATACTTGCTTTACCATATACGGATTTTGAAAATTGTGCAGTTTGTGATTTATGGACAAATCCGCAGGTATGGGGTACAACACCACAAAATTGGAGTTCAGGCCCTGATGTAGCATATAGAGTGTGGCAATTTGATTAAAATAAAATAAATATAAATGGGAAGTTTAGCAAACCAATACATTTCACAAAGTTATATATCACTTATCCATTTGGGTAGTGATACGACTATTTCATCTTCTTATACTGATTTACAGGATGGATTAGGTAATACTTTAAACATATCTGTTAATGCGCAGGGAGATATTAGTGCGAGTGGAAACATCTTTGCTGCTAATTTATCTACTATCACATACGATACAGGCTCTTTATTAACAACTGCATCGGCAAATCTTAATACTATTACATTTACAAAAGGTAATGGTAGTACTTTTAATGTAACTGTTAATACAGGTTCAGCAGGTGGTTCAACTGATATATCAGCTCTTAATGCATTTACTGCTTCTGTAGCAGGTACAAACGCTTTCACAGCAAGTGCACAAAACTCTTTGAATAGTTTAAACGCAGCAACATCTTCTTACATAACTTCCGCAGTTACATCCTCTATGGCTGTATCTTCATCACTATATGCAGTAACCGCATCAATAGCTAGAGAAGTAATTGTATCTGCTATAAACGCTAACCAATCTACTTTACCTATTGGTACTGTTGTAAGAATTAGTGGAGCAAATGGAGATAATCCTCAATTCAATACTGCATCTTACGATACTGAAGTAAACTCATCTAATACATTAGGTGTATTAGCAAACACCGCAGTAAGCGGACAATATGGTGATGTAACTGTAATTGGTAAATTAGTTGGTATAAATACACAGGGAATGAATGCAGGTGATTTATTATATCTATCATCTTCAGGTCAATTCACAAACGTAGCACCGCAAGCACCTTTACAAATAGTAGTATTGGGTGAAGTACTTAGAGTACAATCAAACAATGGTTCAATGTTCGTTAACATATCCAATGGATGGGAATTAAACGAATTACATAATGTTAGAATAACAAATCCATTACAAGGTGATTTATTAGTTTATGAAGCAACTTCATCACTTTGGAAAAACATACCATCTTCATCAATAGCTGGTGGTACTACAATAAATACAGGCTCATTCGCTACAACAGGTAGTAACGCATTCGTAGGTAATCAAACTATTAGTGGTAGTGTAACAATTAGTGGTAGTGCAACAACTGATTTGACGGTTGTAGGACAAATATTTGTTTCCTCATCTGCAACAGGTGGAACAACTGCACCAAGAATTACAGTATCAGGCTCAGCAGGAACTACTACAATCAATAGAAATAGTATTAGTACTAGAAATGCAACAGATAATGGTGGTATGTTTCCATCAACAATTTATACACAAGACTCAGTAACTGTTGATGAAATAGGATTTACGGTAGACCCATCTGTATTCGGAATTACTGAATGGTCAACTGGCCCGGCATTTTATGTAAACAATACTGCTGGTGATACTTACCCTGCGGTATTTGGTTTCCAAAATAAGGCAAACTATACGGATGGTAGAGTAGCAGTGTTAACTCCATTGAGTGCAAGTGCAGGATTTACTGCATCACTACAAAATGGATATGCATGGGTGGGTAATTCATTAGGACAAAATACACAAGTACCAACATCTTCATTTGCAGGAGCAGTTCCAGCTGGAGTAGCAACAACAGGTTCAAATAATTTTGTTGGTGACCAAACTATAAGTGGCTCTTTAATTGTTAGTGGAAGTGCTAGTAACGATATTGAAGTATATGGTAATATAAGAGTATATACTGATACTGTAAATACATTTGATGGTGCAAACGTATTTGGAAATATCTACGTTGGTGGTGGTAATATTGGATTAAATGAAAACTTTTCTATAACTTGGACAAACGGACCAAGAATAGATACCGCATCAACCAATATGTTAATAACAGGTTCAGTATTTATGAACGAAACATTGACATTAGCTCAATTAGATACATTACCTGCGGGTCAAATAGGAATGTTGGCTGTATCGGCATCGCATCTATGGTTCTACAATGGAGCATGGACTCAATTGGATTAACATATGCCTACACTAAGAGATATAGCAAAACAAATTGGTGGATTAGCAGTTGCGAAAGCACCTAAAAAGACTGGTAGATTAAAAAGAGCATTGGCAAAAGCTAATACTCCTTCTAATGTACTAAGAGAAAATCCAAAGACTAAATCATTTAGTTTTGAAATAGATTATGCTCCACCTGGCGCTGAGTATGGTATGTTTTGGAATGACCCGACTGTTTCTAAAACAGTTCGTAAGGGTAAAACAAAAAACATACCTGAAGCAATTAACTTCGCAAGTAAAGCAATCAACTCACCAATAGTAGATTCTCTATTAGATGATTATATGAATGAAATCGGAAAGCAGGTAGTTGAGCAGATTAGTAAAGCGATAGACGATACTGCAAATTTTTAGCGTTCAATACTTTTCTATAAAAGTAGGTTATTAATAAAAAGAAATTATTAATGGCTTTAAATATATTACAAACTCCAGCATTAGTATCTTTAGCACAATCTCCGATTATATTTTCGGTGCAAGATACAGGTTCAATAATTACATCATCTTCATTTCAATATGTAGGTGAATTATATTATTGGCAAGGTAACGCAACAGGTTCAGCATCCGTTGCTGATTACACTATTGTAAAATATCCAAATACAGCAGATGCTGGTATATTTGATTTAAATAGAATCATAAACTCTACACTTACTGATTTTGCTCAAGCTAATACATCAAACGTAGTGTATTTCGCAGTAGATTTCTATGGACAATATCTATCAGGCTCTACATACGCAACAGGTTCACATAATCTTTCATCTACATATAAAGCGTTAGATGGTTATGGTATATTCCAAGAACCAATCGGACAAGAAGTATATAATAAATCAGTACATTGGCCATTAATGACTGATGGACCTGTTTCACAATCATTATTTACAACAAACTACGGAACTGCAGGTGTGTATGGTGGAAATGCAGGTACATCTCAACCAACGAGAGTAAGATACCAATCTAATGCAGGAGATATAGGATTTTTTAATATAAGTTCAACTACATCAACTTCAGGTCAGATTTCACAATATCCCGTAGGACCTCAGGAAGCAGGGTTTCCTTTGTCAGGAAGCTACTCATCTTTTTGGATACAAGCATATTCAGGCTCAACTGCGTTAGGGACGCCTATCAACTATGAGGTAGTGTGTGAGCAACAATATCCTAATGTTCGTATCAAATGGAAAAACAGATATGGACAATTTGATTATATGAACTTTTATATGATTAGTAGACAATCTTTCGAAACTGAAAGAAAGGTTTACCAACCACAATTGGGAACTTGGGAATCATCTACATTATCATATCAGAATTATGATACAGCAGTACAAAACTATATTGTAGATTCTAAGCAAATGATTTCAGTAAATTCATTTTGGATACCTGAAGCATATAATGAAATTCTAAAACAACTATTAGTATCCGATGAAATATATTGGGTATATGATGAGCCGCAAGATTTAGTTAGACCATTAACAATATCAACATCAAACATTTTATTTAAAACAGGTGTTGTAGATAAGTTAATCCAATATGAATTTGAGTTTAACTTCGGTCAACCATATAAACTTATAATGTAATGGGTATAATATCAACACAAGCGTTTACATTTCGATTAATAGCCAATGGGCAACAATTAGACTTGTTTGAGGATGAAGATATCCAATTATCGAATAACGTAACAGGTCTTTTTGATTTAGGTGTATTACCTTCTGATTTTACACGTCAGATTACTTTGCCAGGAACAAAAGTAAACAACGCATTCTTTGAGCATGTTTATGATATATCAATTGACTCGCCGTTCCTTTTTGCTACAAACGTAAAGGTGCCGGCATATTTTGATTTTGATTCAATCTATCTATCAAATGGATATTTGCAGCTGAACAAAGTAAATGTGAGAGCAAATAAGTTTATTGAATCATACGAAGTAACAATATATGGTACGTTATCTTCTTTTGGTAGAGATATCAATAGAGATTACTTAACAAACTTAACATCATTACAAAAGTACAACCACACTGCATCTTACGATAATATTTCAGCAAGTTGGAATGGTAATCTTTTCAATGGTGATATAGTATATCCACTTGCCGATTATGGTACGGGATATCAATACGCAGCTGGTGATTTCCAAACATTTGGAATGAACGATGTAGATGGTGCATTGACTGTACAAAACTTTAAACCTGCAATCAGAGCAAAAGCAGTATTAGATGCAATCTTTGAAGAAGCAGGATACACATATTCATCATCATTTATCAATCAGGGATTTATAGATGATATTTATATGGTTTGTAACCATTCCTTAAAATACCCTGAATTTCAAGGTGTTGATATGGAAACATATGGTAAAATAAAGGTAGGTGCAATTAGTGGTAGTGGTATGACTGATGTTGTATTGACTAGTGGTAGTTGGAATACACTACCTTGGTATAATACATTATCAGACCCGCAAGGATTTTATCAGAATGGTGCATATACTGTACAAAAAGAAACAAACTTAGAAGGTATTCTTAACATTAATGTAAACGTAAGTTGTTCAGTAAACAATATGCCAGGCACATTTAGTGCAAATGGAACTTGGCAAATCAGAATGCAAGAAACAGGTAGTTCTACTGCATATGGGTTAACTGCTTTACAATCTTACATTATATTTTTTGACCAATTACAAAATAGTAGAACAGGTGGTATTAATACTACATACGAATTACAAACACAATTTAAATTGTATAGTATTCCAGCCGGCACATATTACTTTCAAATAAGACAGAGTCCTAATTCATCGACTCCTCCTTTACCAATTGTAACTCTGGACCCAGATAATACTACTAAATCGTATATACAAATTACGCAAGTAAATCAGGCAGCTGATGGTAGGATTATGGATATTCCATCCAATATGCCATATGGTACAAATGGAATTAAGCAAATTGATTTTATTACAGGTTTACAAAAAAAGTTTAACTTAGTAATCTATCCTAATAAAACCAAACAAAATGAGTTCATAATTGAAACATTTAATAATTGGTATAAGACTGGACAAGTAAAAGATTTCAATAGATATATAAATTTAGATGAGAGGATAGAAGTAATTCCTGCGAACAACTTAGCAGTTAATGAATTAAACTTCGGTGATACATTAGACCAAGACTATATCTCTCAACAATTCAGTAAGGAAGCAAATAGAGAATATGCTAAAACATATTATACTGATACTCAAAACTTCTTCTCACAAGGTAAGTTTGAAGTTAAAACTACATTTGCATCAGACCCATTAATCAGAATAGCAGGTACAGGTTTATCAGGCTCCGTAGCAGGATTAACTCCGCCAGTTACATCATATACTTATGTAATTGGTAACGCAGGATGGGGTAGTGATTACGCTGCTTGTAGTAATACTTATTATTATCCGACAATGGTATATGCTGCTGAATCTAATCCTATTTTAGTATCACAATTATTCCTTGATTCAAACTTAACGATTCCATTTGATGGTGGATATAGTTATTGGAAGTGGGGATTCCCTTACTATTACAGCAAATATTCATCATTCATTGATTTCAACGGTAACGTTAATTCATTCTATAATTGTCCATAATATGAGTCAGAAAATTCCTATATACATACCAACTTACATCTCCGATGCAGCATACAAACCTGCCAGAGTTTTACCACGTTTATTCTTTTATAATGGAATGGTAGAATGTGAAACTTGGTATTTAGAAAGCGGTTCATTTACTGAATCTGGTGTAACAATTGCGCAAGATGCATTTCCTTATTTTGATAATTATAGTGTAGTAAGTGGTAGTTTTCCAACCGCAGGTAGTAATTCACTTTTATTTAATAATGAAGTGGCTTCTTATGGTGAAATACCAACAGGTTCACTTTATACAAATTATTGGGAAACTTATGTTTCTCTACTTTATAATCCAAAAACGAGATTATTAAACTGCTCTGCAATTATTCCATTAGCTGATTATACTAAAATGGAATTGAATGATATTGTAAACTTTAGAGGTAATTATTATCATCTAAGAGCAATTAACGATTATTCATTAAAAACAGGTGAGTGTCAATTACAATTATTAGGACCAATTATTGCTGACTCATTTGATGCAGCAATAGCAAATACCCCTGTTACTAATCCATGTTGTACACCAACATTAAATTCAGTAATACAAAGTGGTGGTAGTATTAATCTATCATTCACATTAGGTACAGGTGGTACGTGTTCTAATTGTGTTGCTACAACTATACAAACATCTACTGATAATATAAATTGGAGTGGTAATAATACAGCAGGGTGTACATCACCTAGAACATTAAGTGTTCCTTCTGTACCAACTTATTACCGAATAATAACAAATTGTGATGGAAGTACAACATCTGACCCATCTAATTCTATATTATTTACTCCATAAGTTTGTTACTCACTAATAGATGATAATTAAATTGTTATAATGATATGGTAAAGGATGTAATTGATTTGCTTAACACCGGCGATTACTATGGTGAAAGCGAATATATAGATATAGCTAAAGGAAAGTACGCACTTCCGATGAGTTGGAAAGATGCTTTTAGTAAAATAAAAAGACATACTAAAAGAAAAACACAACCATTGAATTGGAAAGATGTATGGAATAAAATAAAAACCAAATGGCAGACAAGAAAATAAAAGTACAAGTTGATGTTGAAACCGATGTAGAACCATCGTTAGCACAACTTCGTCTATTAAAGAAGCAGTTAAAAGAAACTGCTGCCGGCTCTGCTGAATTCATTAATCTACAAAGACAGATTGATGATGTTCAGGACTCATTAGTAGCCGCAAGAGCAGGTGCAGGTAACTTTGCAGATGTATTAGGTACTTTGCCAGGTCCTATTGGTGCTATTGGTGGACAACTTAGTGGAACAGTTGCAACTTTAAAACAATTTTCAGCACTTAAAATATCTAACATACAGGCATCATTTGTAGAATTAGGTAATGATATTGTTGATGTTGTTAAGGGTATTGGACAACTTACAGGTGTTACAAAAGTATATACCGTTATAAATGGATTCTTAGCAAAATCATTTGTTGCCATTGGTGTAGCAGAAGGTACTGCAGCAGCAGGTGCTACCGCATTTGCCGCAGCATTAACCGCTACAGGTGTTGGTGCTATCGTTGTTGCTATCGGTTTAGCAGTAGCTGCGTTGATAGAAATGGGTAAAGAACTATATGCCACTGCAACAGGTGAAAGAGAATTACAAAGAGCAATTGATAAAACGAATGCTGCAATAGAAACGCAGCAAAGATTGTTTGATTTAAATGCTAAATCAGCAGAGAATAGAAGAAAGGTTACTATTGCTCAAATGAAAGCGCAAGGTGCAACAGAAGCTGAAATCAGAAAATATAATATCGACCAATCATACGCAGATTACCAAGCAGCATTTGCTGCTGAGCAAGAAGCGGTAAAAATATACAATGAGGGATTAGGTAAATTAGATGCTGAAGGATTAAAGAAAGCACAAGAGAACTTAGATAAAAGACAACAGGCTTCAAAAGATGCATATGCTTCTTATTTAGAAACAGGCTACAATGCTAAAGCTGAAGAATTAAAAGAAGAAGAAAATAAAAATAAAGAATTAGCAGGAAAGAGAAAAGCAGCATCTGATAGTAAAAAGGCTGATATACAAAGAGATTTACAAGAACTTAAAAAAGGTTTAGAAGAAGCACGTTTAGCTACTTTGACTGATGAGCAAAGAGAGTTTGAGCAAGTAAGAATAAAATACGATGAACTAAAAGCTCAAGCAATTAAGTATGGTTCAGATACTAAAGTAATTGAAGAAGCAAGAGAAAAAGAAAACAAAACCATTAGAGATAAGTACGCTAAAGAGAACTTAGATAAAAAACAAAAGGAATTAACTGATACTCTTGCTTTAGAAGAACAACAATTAAATTTAAGAGTTGCAAAAGCTGAAATATCAGAAAATGAATTTCAAACTAAGTTGTTTGAACTTAGAAAGAATGCGGCAATAAAAGCCGAATTACTTACTAATGAAACTTTACAAAAAGAACAAGATAAGTTAAATAATCAAAGAATCGCTTCACTTGCTAATCTACAAATTGCATTACAAAATGAACAATCTAATTTACAGGATTCATTGGATAAGCAATTAATTACGCAAGAACAATTTGATGCTCAACAATTAACTTTAAAAAATAAATTCAATACTGATTCTCAATTAGTACAACAAACATATCAAACTAATTTAGATGCAGCAAGTGCAGAATCATTACAAAAGAATAAAGATTACATTGCTGCACAAATCGATTTAGAGAAGTATAATCTTGAACAAAAGAAAACATTAGCAGAAGA